AGACAGCCTTTAGGTTCTCTAAGAGAACTTGATCCTACTAGACATTATAAACGGTTAACCAGAAATGGTTTACCACTTTTCATCCCTTCTAGGGATAGAAGAGCTATAATGACAGGTTCAACTAGAATCATTAGATTCTGGTTGACTCTGTTTTCTCTTTATAGGATTTTAGAATCTCCTTCGATACCTAAACTTGGGACAATAACTAGTCCGTCAGTTGCTGACGATAAGTTCATGGCTCATTTGATTAGCTACTTCAGAATTAATTCCGTATCCCTACTTAGACCCTATTATAGAGTTAAGTGGGGAGACTTAATAGTCTCAAAATGGGTTAATTCTTGGACAGCTTCTCCGACAACTAAAATATCTTGGCAAGGTTTGTATGCAAGTTTATATAAACTTGAACATTCCTATCCCTTGATATATTTAGCTATCAAAGAGTGGGTAAGCTTAACACAAGGTCCACAGACATGGAGAAAATCCATTATTGAATCTTTATTCGAATCATATGATCGAATTAAGAAAGCAATTATCGATGAAAAAGAATATAGGTTATTACCTAATAAACTTAGAATCGGGTCTGGGATTGGTTTCTTATCCTGCAAAATTGAACCTGCAGGGAAAGTTAGGGTTTTTGCAATGGTTGATATTCTTACTCAGAATATCTTAAGACCATTACATGATATACTTTCTAAGATTCTTAGAAGTATGCCCAATGATGGAACTTTTGATCAAGAAGCCGCTTTTAAACGGTGCCTTGAGAAAAGTGTCATAAATAGATCCGTGTATTCCGTTGATCTATCGTCTGCAACAGATCGATTGCCAATTGATTTACAAGTTGGTATCCTCGACGCGTTGTCAGGGCAGAAGATTGGGGACTTATGGAAACAAATACTTGTCGAAAGACCGTATATGATACGTAAGAATGATTTCATCCCGGAAGGGCATGTTTATTATTCTACTGGTCAACCAATGGGTTGCCTATCATCATGGGCAATGCTTGCGGTTACACACCATTTCATTTTACAGTTCCTCTCCGGTGTCATTTATCCAAATGATAAAGGATGGAATACTGATTATGAAATTCTTGGTGACGATTTAGTTATCTTTGATACTAAATTGTTCCAGGCGTATATAGAACTGATGAAAAGTCTCGATGTAGGTATTAACCTATCGAAATCGTTGATCTCGGACCATCTTTCCGCGTTTGAATTCGCGAAAAGAACTGGGGTTGATGGCTTAGATGTCTCTGGATTATCCTTAAAACAGATGATCGCAGAGAACTCTCGGCTAGGACGAATTAATCAGGTGATTATGTTCGCCCGAAAAGGGTTAATCTCATGTGTGCCTCTGTTATTACTAACATTGGCGTCACATCGGGAGGACTTCAAATTGCCTTTATCTGATAAAGATAAAGCGAATTTGATAGCCCCTTTGGTGTCACTTCTTGGACATATGGTTAATACTAACCGTCTGTCGCTAGAAGATGCAGTAGCGTTCATAGTCGATCCTCAAGATGAGGAATTGGATTGGACGGAAAATCCGTCTCTTCCATTTACTAGAACCTTGCATAGTCTCATTTTATACTTAAATGAGGGTACAGCTCCAATAACCGAGGTACATCCGTTAGCTGATATTTCCGATCGACTTTCATTGCTGAAAGAAGAGAAGCTATTTGGCTACATGGCTCAATCCTTAATGTTGGACGCCTATTCACGAATAAAATTATTCTTACATAAATATGATGATATCCTTAAAGGATATTCATTATGTTTAGTATCGGATAATAAATTTATGGGAGGCGATGTGTATCGAAATTTCGATGATGTCTCAAAAGCTCAGTTATTAAGCTGGGCCGAGTGGGCACTTCTAAAAGATCGAGACCCTCAAGACGTGTTCGATGAACTCCATGAGTGGGTAGATAGTTTCACGGCGGACTTACCAGAGCTTGAAAAGGCTCAGGATTGGTCTGACAAAATTGATAATTTTGTCTCGTCGCTAGATTATAAACCTACTAGTAAGGCTGTGAAATCTTCAGAGATTCCTGCTTTACTTAAGGAGATTAGAAACTCAGGTAAATTAGTCAATATTCCGTATTGGAAAATCGCGTAATCTAGTGAGATCGGGGAACACCGCCCGTAACAGGTACGAAATCTTGA